TGCTACAATCGTATACATTTTGACATATAACGTGTCATAAATCGCACATTTTATATGCTTTTTGATACATATATGTCACATTTCTACGAATAAGAGTGACAAGCACTATTTTGAGACGAGAGTGTTGGGATGCTATTTTAATACGTGGCACTCTCAATCACACAACAACCAAACGCGAACGCACCCGCTTACAATGATACGAACTTCGTAATCACAGAGTCAAGCGGTGCAATCTACACGAAAGACAATTTCAAGTTTATTTGTGAAGTAAAGCAAAACACTACAAGTCTTGCAAAACTCAAAGCACCTATCTACTACGGCTCAACAAACAAAGGTGTTTTTAATATCTCTCGCATTCTAGAGAACTACGTCACATATGACTTTAACATCAACGACACTCTTGCTAGTGGTTGCACGAATAGTGCAATGTCATACAAAGTAGAGTTTGGCTACGAGTATAGTGCAAGTGCAACAGGTAGCGTCGTAGAGTATACAAATTTGACTAGCACAACAGGCAACGTATGGAACGCATCACTCAACGCGATAGACTTAGTCAACTACAACGGTCAATACACAATGGATGGTGACGGCAAATTCTTGACACCCATTCGCTCGAAGATTATACAACGCACACAAAAAGATTTCTTGTACGCAATTAGAAACACAGCGACGAGCGCAGTCGTAACGTATAGCGATGCAAGTACACAAACCTTGAGTCTACCAACTTCTACGATTGTACGCATCCCTAGCGGTTCTCAGTTGACAATCCCAAGCGGTGCTACATACTATGACATCGTACTCAAGAACGGAGGTACAACACTAAGCGAGACATATCGCGTGACGTTAGTAGATGAGTGTTCAAAGTACGAGACAACAGACTTGTTCTTCTTGAACTCTCTAGGTGGCTTTGATTCTTTTAGATTTAACAAGGTGAGACGAGACACATACGACACTCAACGCAAGACATACCAAGCAAACCCTTACACACTAGGTGCTACATACGCGTATCAAACTTCATCTTTTAAGTCAAGAAATTACGACACAATTTCAACTCATAGGGTTAAATTGTTCTCAAACTGGATTACAGAAACACAAAGCGAATGGTTGAAAGACTTGATTGATTCGCCTGTCGTGTATATGTACGACGGCACTACACTCGTAGCAATCAACATCGAGACTTCAAACTACGAAGTCAAGAAGCACGTACAAGATAAAGTCTTCAATCTAGAAATAGACGTTGTATATTCGTTTGATAGTAAGAGACAAAGACAATGATAGAAATTTATGTGTCGATTCCTGCGTCGTTGCTTGAGACAATTGAAGCAAACTACGAGAGTCGTATCTTGAGTGGAGTTGAAGAAGGCGAGTCTTGTCGTATCTCAAAAGAAATCGCTCTAGGTGGTTCTTGGGTACAACGAAAACTCGACACTTACAACAACATAAGTACGCTCATAACGCGCTCAATCGCAGATATAAGAGAGCCACAATCTCGCTCAAGCGAATGGAGTAAGACGATTGAACTTCCCGGCTCGAAGACAAACAACATTATTTTCTCTCACTTATTCGAAGTAGAGCAAACGATACAATCGAATGTTCAATTTGCGTACGATTACAACCCCAATCTCAAAGCAGATGTCATCTTATATAGTGATGGGATAGAGCAATTGAGAGGATTCTTGCGTCTGTTGTCTATTCGTGTTGACGACTCTACACATATCGCGTACGAAGTAACTCTTCACGGGCAAACTGCGGACTTGTTCACTACACTAAGTGAACGCAAACTCAACGCTCTAGATTTTAGCGAATACAATCATACGCTATCTAGTGGCAACGTCATTGATTCTTGGGCGACTCAAATCTACAAAAATGGTTCTACTCAAGCGTTCTCGTATGGCTCAGGCTATATGTACGCAATGATAGATAAAGGGCATCCTCGCAACATCTCTCTTTGGGAAACCAACGAGTTCACACCTTGTTTGTATGCGAAGACTATCGTCGACAAGATGTTCACGAATGCGTCGTACACATACACAAACGACTCGTTCTTTAATAGCGATAGATTCAAGCGTTTAGTCATACCACCACCATCGTCGTTGACTGCGAGTGCAACAGCACTAGAAGCACGTCGATTCAAAGCATCGCGTATCACATCGTCTCAATCACTAGACTTGTCATCGACTTTGATATTTCAAAACGACTCAACAAGTGGCAACTACGACAACGGCAACAATTACAATCCAACAACAGGCGAATATACAGCACCCGTAGGAGGCAATTACTCATTCGATTTGCGTCTTGACTTGAATTACAACTCGACGGGTTATGTACCGCCTTTTCAAGAAGACATATGGCTAGTCTTTGGTCTTTACGTAAACGGAGTCAAACGCACTACATCAACAATTACGGTAGATTTTGGCTCACCTGCATTTACATTTGATTTGTATTTTGCGCCATCAACGATATTCACAGGCGATGTCATAGAGTTCAAACTTGTACAAGTATGGGATGACGCAAATCAACACAATTTATCGAATAGCGAGTTCTCTTTGACAACTGCGATAGGCTCTTACATTGAAAATAATTTAACAGCGTACACTTACGGCTATGGCGAGACCGTAGATTTTTCTACATTCTTAAATAGTGAAGTCAAACAAAGCGAGTTATTGATGTCGTTTGTCAAGATGTTCAATTTGTACATCGAAGCAGATAAAGACAATCCTAAAGAACTCAGAATTGTACCTCGTGATGAGTTCTACAATGGCTCACAAGTCGATTGGACATACAAACTAGACTATTCTCAAAGCGTCGAGATTGTACCTATGGGTGATTTAGAAGCAAACCCATACGTGTTTACTTACAAAGAAGGCAAAGATGATGCAAATAAATTCTATCAAGAATCGTATCAAACAACATACGGCTCTCGCAAATATCAAGTCGAGAATCAATTTGTAAAAGAGGAGAAAAAAATTGAAGTAGCGTTTTCTCCTACACAAATACGCTCATACAACAATCAAAAGAACTTTGTGTTGTCGTATGTACCAAACGCACAAGATGGTGATTTGAGAATCTTGTACTACTCAGGTTTAGTGAGTGGTGTGAATTGGATGCTATACGCACAATACGCAGGTGTTGGCTTCAATCGCTCAAATCAATTCTCATTACCTTTGACGACACATCTTGATTCAATTAGCGACCCAACTTTTGACATCAATTTTGGTATGCCTCGTGAGATTGGTCTAGGTAGTGGCTATCGTTACACTAACTCAAATCTAGTAAACAACTACTACTATCGTTTTCTAACAGAAATCACTAGCAAGAACTCAAAAATCTTGAGAGCGTATTTTCGCATAACAACAAAAGATTGGTTGAATCTATCATTTAGCAATGCGTTTTTCTTTGAAAATCAGTATTGGCGTTTGAACAAAATAGAAGACTATGACCCAAATGGTGATAGCGTTTATTTGTGCGAGTTCTTACTCGCTCAATTTGTAGCACCTGCAACAATTACACAAAAGACAATTGGCGCAGGTACAGGACAAGGACAACAAGGCGAAACATATGGTGATAAATATCCCGGTGGCAACATACCATTCAAACCCGGAATCAAAGGAGTCTCAATAGGTACTACAAATGGCGGTTCTGGAGTCTTTGTTGGTGATGGCATAGTACAATCTTCAAACAATGATAACTCTAGCGCGTTTGCAAGTATCAATACTTCCTTTTTAGAAGGCTCAAACAATTCAATGGCGATAGTCTGCGAAGATTTTGAAGTCACAAAAAAAGATACATTATACATAGGCAACTATGAAATGTATCCTTCATTCTTGAGTGGTGGCGCAGTACGTACTGAGACTACAAACTACAACGTGACGAAAGATGATTGGTTGATTCTATGTGATTCATCAGGAGCAGGTTTCACCGTCACGCTACCTGACCCAACAGGTTTGAGCGGTAAACATTGGGTATTTTTGAAACTCTCATCAAATCATCAAATCACAATCGATACGGCAACAACCGCATTGATTAACGGCAATACAGACGAATCAATCACGAATCACTACGAGAAAAAGTGGATAGTTTGTGACGGCTCAGATTTTTACATAATAGGTAACGGATAATGACAATCAAATCAACGGTAGAACTCGAAGTCAAATCGAATCTCAAAGGATTCAAAGGTGAACTTCGTCAAGCAACTCTTGAAGCACAAGAAGCGGTCAAGACATTTGGTGAGTTTTCACCTGAAGCGAGAGAAGCAGAAAGACGCGTCGCAGAATTACGCGACAGAATGGAAGATTTTAATGACCGCGTCAGTGCTGTCAATCCCGATAAGTTCGCACAAGTACAAACTATTGTCAACGGTGTTGCTCGTGGTTTTCAAGCCGCGCAAGGTGCAATGGCTCTCTTTGGTAGTGAGAGCGAAGATTTGCAAAAGACGATGGTCAAACTTCAAGGCGCAATGGCTCTTGCTGACGGACTTGAAGGACTAGGTAAAATACAACAGCAATTCACGGCAATTTTTCAAAATGTCATAAGTGGTGCAAAACGAGCATTCGAAGCAATCAAAGTAGGTATTGGCTCTACTGGAATTGGTTTACTTGTTGTTGCTTTAGGTTCAATTGTAACATATTGGGAAGATATACGATTGGCAATTTTTGGAGTTTCTGAAGAAACAAAAAAAGCAAAAGAAGAACAAGATAAATACAATAAATCGATGCAGGATTTGAATCGCGAGAGACAAATACTGCTAGAAGGCGAGATGGTTGGTAAGCAAACAGAACTTAACGATGTTTTGCAAGAACAAAATAAACTAAGCGAGAGGTATGTACAAATACAAAAAGAACTCAAAGTCATTGAACAAGGTAGAATGCTGTCAGGTGTTCAAGCAGATGAAGCACGAGAAGCAAGACTTCGCAAAGAATTACAGAATAATACACTTCGAGTAGAACAACTCATCAATGATGAGATAAAATTGCGCAAAGAAATTAAAAATCTTGATGATGAAGAACAAGCAAAAAAACAAGCGCAAACAAAAGCAGAAGAAGAAAGACGCAAAGAAAGACAACAACAACGTGAAATAGAACGTCAACAAATTCGCAATTTGACTCAAGAATTGCAAATGTTACAAGCGGATGAAAATGACAGAGCGTTGCTTGGTATTCAACAATGGTATGAAAATGTACGTCGTGAATACGCAAAAAATCAAGAAGCACTTCTCATACTTGAAAACATTTACAACTACAAGCGTCAAGAATTACGAAATAAAGATTTGAAAGATGCAGGTCGTGGCATCGGTGAAAAAATCAAACAAGAAGTTCAATATCAAGATGTAATTCTAAAAGGTGAAGAATATGTATATCGTAAGAGATACACAGACGCTGAGAAATTCAAACTCTTCATCCAAGTCAATAATACAGAATTGATACAACTTGCAAAAGATTTCTTTGATGTTAGCGCAGAACTCGCTGAGACTTTTGCACGTAAAGATGAAGAGTCACAAAAGAAAGCGTTTCAATTTGCTAAAGCGATGAAGATAGCGTCGACTATTATGTCAACTATTGAAGGTGTACAAAACGCATATAAGACAGCACAAGACTCACCCATCACTACTATGTTTCCCGCGTATCCTTACGTACAAGCAGGACTCGCCGCGGCTTTTGGTGCAACACAAGTCGCTAAAATCAAACAAACAAAATTCACTTCACAAACTGCAACTCAACAAAGTGGTCAAGGTGTACCACAAATGAGCGCACCTCAAACAACAAGTTCTATTTTACAACAAGGAGGCGGTGAACCACTGACACAACAACAACGAGTATACGTACTTGAAGGTGATATAACACGTACGCAACAACGTGTATCGAACAATCAAAAAGTATCTATTGTCAAATAACGCTATTTAAGACTATGAATCTACCAATCTATCGACTAGACATCAACGAGTTTGATGAAGAAACAGGTATCGACTTTGTATCGCTTGTTGAAGCACCTGCCGTAGAGAGAGACTTTCAAGCATTCAATCAAGAGTTTGTAGAACCTAAAGCAAACGAAAGCGAAGAAGACTTTATCGCTCGTTGCGTACCTATGCTCATCAATGAAGGCAAAGAAAATGAACAAGCCGTCGCTGTTTGCTATGCGATGTATCAAGATAAACAAAAGTTTTTTGAAGATTACCCACAAAGCGCAATAGACAACGCTCAACGTGGTATAGATTTGAACGAGAAAGTAGACAACAAGTGTGCAACTCTAGTGGGTAAAGCAAGAGCAAATCAACTCATCAATCGTGAAAACTTGTCTCTTGAAACAATCAAGCGTACTTACTCATACTTGTCTAGAGCAAGAGCGTACTACAACGCAGACGATAACGAAGCGTGTGGTACAATATCATATCTCTTGTGGGGTGGTGACGAAATGCTACGTTATTGCGAAAAAGTTCTCAATATGAAGAGTGAGAAATTTGCTATACAAGATGAAGAAAAAAGAATTGTTTCAGGAGTTGCTATGGTTGCTGATATGCCTATTTATCGACGCGATGCTGTTCGTGGTGAATACTATGTTGTGTTTGATAAGGATTCTATTTTCAAGATAGCAAAAAAATGGGCAAGGTCAAACAAGTACGATAGTGTCAACGCTCATCACAAAACACCAATCGAAGAAGGTGTATCTTTGTTCGAGTCTTACATCGTAGATAGAGAGAGAGGTGTGATGCCACCTAAAGGGTACGAAGACGTAGCAGACGGCTCTTGGTTTGTGTCTTACTTAATCGACAACGACGATGTGTGGGCAAAAGTCAAAGCAGGAGAGTTCAAAGGATTTAGCGTCGAAGGTGTCTTTGATTTTGTAAGCGAACTAGACGAAGACTTGCAAGTCATAGAGCAACTCAAGCGCATCTTGTCTCAATGGGATGGTCAATAAAATTGCAACACAACAAAACAAAATATATTTTACTATGATGAACGCTAAAGAAACATTAAAACAAGTCCGTACTTTATTAGGATTTGAAGAAGAGACTAGCATTGCTTTTGAGAGTGCTATGTTGAAAGATGGTACTATCGTCAAATGGGAAGGCGAATTGAGTGTAGGTACAGCAATTTTGATAGAAACTGCTGAAGGAGATATTCCTGCACCTGACGCAACTCACGAACTCGAAGATGGTACTCTTGTAACTACAATCGATGGCAAAGTAACTGAAATCGTTAAGCCTGAGATGGAAACACCTGAAGTAGAAATCTCTGTTGAAGCAGAAGAGTTCGCTACCGTATCTCATTTCAACGAAGTAGTAGAAAGTCTTGAGAGCAAGATTGCTCAATTGACTGCTTCTATTGAATCGCTTGTAAACGAGAGAGCATCTCACAAAGAAGCAATGTCAAAAGTTGTAGAATTGGTTGAGAAAGTAATTGATTTGCCAAGTGATGAGCCTACTAAAAAACCTCATACTCCTAGCAAAGTTGAGTCTCAATTTGAGAACTTAAAAAAATTCGCTAACGCATTAAAAAAATAAACAAACAAAAATAAAAAACTATGTCTTTCGTTGTATCTTCCTTGAACAATTACACCAACGAGCAGTCAACTGACTTGTTGGTAAAAGCGTTGTTCGGTTCAAAAACCGCTTCAACCTTGCAAAGCGCAGGTCAAGTGCAAGTAGGTGTAAAATCATCTGCTTCTTTGAACTTGTTGGCATCAACCGTGTATTTCCAAGCCGACGGCTGTGGATACAATCCAAGTGGTGCTACTACTTTCACTCAACGCAACATCACCGTTGGTGCTGTAAAAGTTGAAGAAACTTTGTGTCCTAAAACTCTTGAAGCAAAATGGATGCAAACTCAAATTATGGCAGGTTCTCCTACTATGATTCCTTTTGAAGAGCAAATCGGTGGCGAGAAATCTGCTGTCATTGCTGAGAACATTGAGATTGCTATGTGGCAAGGTGACACCGCTAGTGGCAACCCTAACTTGAATCGCTTTGATGGTTTCAACAAAATCATCGCCGCGGCTTCTCCTACATTGGCTAACTCTGCACCTACTACTTTCGCTTCAATCACTAACGCAAACATCGACGATATTCTAGACCAAATCTATGCGAACATTCCTGCTCGTGTTGCTACTAAGAGTGACTTGGTTTGCTTCATCGGTGTTGATGCTTTCAAATTGATGTTGGTTAACTTGAAGAACGCTAACTTGTATCACTATGCAGTAGAAGCAAGTGAAGCAATGGAAATGATTTATCCCGGTACCAATATGAAGTTGATTGCTGTTGGTGGTTTGAGCGGAACAAACAAAATCGTTGCAGGTTCTTTGAGCAACTTCTTTGTAGGTACTGACTTAGCAAACGAAGAAGAATCATACAAATTGTGGTACTCTGAGGACAACGACGAAGTTCGTTTCCGTACCACTTTCAAATATGGCGTACAGGTTGCCTACCCTGCTGAAGTAGTTTATTTCACACTTTAATCAATCGTAAACAATGGCTTGTCTTCTCACTCAAGGTTTCACTCTAGATTGTAAAGATGCAATCGGAGGTATCAAAAGCATCCACTTAATTTCTTGGACTGCTTCAAAATTCACTATTGCGAGTGGCGAAGTTACTGCTACCACCGTAGTAAGTGGTGATGTTTATGACTATGAATTGCCAAAAGGTACAGGCTCAATGACGAACACTACAAACGTGAGCGTCGAGAATGGCACTACTTTCAATCAATGTGATGTAGCATTCAAATTGCGTCGCTTGTCTACAACCAAAAGAAACGAGATGAAACTTCTCGCTCAAGGTCGTACTTACACTATCGTAAAAGATAACAACGACACTTATTGGTTAGTAGGTAACGAGTATGGATGTGATGTGACTGCGATGGTTGCCAACACCGGTACTGCTATGGGTGATTCAAATGGTTACGAAGTGACTTTGTCAGCAATTGAAGCAGAAGCACCCTACAAATTGCAATCTAGCGTAGTGACTGCGTTAGGCATTTAATTGTATATTTGTAGTAGTTCTTGATTTCATATTAGTTTTCAAAAGAGAGAGCGTCGAAAGATGCTCTCTTTTTTGTTACATAGATTTTGCGTTGCTATTTATCTAAGATGTTGACGATAAACAAAGCGCAAACAAAGTATTGGTATTTGACTTTGACAGAGAAAGCAAGTGC